GACGAGGCCAGCAGCGGCGACACCGAATACCGCTGTTTCTACGTCAAGAACAACCACGGCACACTGACCCTGCAAAACGCCAAAATTTGGGTACAGACCGAATCGCCCTCCACGGATTCGGACGAGCTGATCGGCCTGGGCACCAGCGCCGTGGGCGGCACCGAACAGACCGTCGCGGACGAGTCCACCGCCCCCACCGGGGTGACCTTCGCGCAGGCCACCGGCGAGGGCGCGGCCCTGACCATCGGCGACATTGCCGCCGGCAGCCACAAGGCGATCTGGGTCCGGCGCGATATCTCCGCGGCGGCCTCGGCCTATAACAGCGACAGCTCGATTATCCGGGTCCAGGGCGAGACCGCTGCATGATCCGCACCGCCCCCGCGCTGCATCCATCCAGCTCCAAGTGGTATTGGGGCGAGTGGCCCGCGTCCGAGCTGGACGGCGCCACCATCGCCACCAGTACCTGGACGGTGCCGGCGGGCCTGGCGCTGGATGCCGAGGCCATCGACGGCCTGGCGGTGGGCGTGCGCCTGAGCGTGGACGGGGCCAGCGAGGGCGACGTGCTCGACGTGGTCAACCGGATCACCACCAGCAGCGGCGAGACCCTGCACGAGACTGTTCGCATCCGGATTCACAGCACGGGGCACTGACCGCATGAGCTACTGCACCCAGACCGACCTCATCGAGCGCTTTGGCGAGTCCGAGATCCGCCAATTGAGCGACCGGCACAACGTGGGCGACATCGACGCCGACGTGGTCGCGCGCGCCATCGCCGATGCAGACGGCGAAATCGACGGCTACCTCGGCGGGCGCTTCACCCTGCCGCTGGCCAACGTGCCTACGGTCTTGGTGCGGGTTGCCTGCGACATCGCCCGTTATTACCTGTATGACGACGCCGTCAGCGAGCAGGTGGTGAGGCGCTACAACGACGCGCGCGATTTTCTGCGCTCCGCCGGGCGTGGCGACATCAGCCTGGGCGTGGATGCCAACGGCGCGGCCCCGGTGAGCGACAACACCGCCACCCTGGAAAGCGGCGGGTCGGTATTCAACCGCTCGGATAAAGGCTTTATCTGATGGACGACTATTTCGCCGCCGAGCAGCCGATCATCGACCGCATCCGCGCGCGCGTGCCCGAGCTCAAAGAGGTTCTGCCGGCCGTGGACACCTTCGCCGTCCTCGAGCGCGGCCAGGTCACCCCGGCGGCGTTCGTGCTGTATTCCGGCGACCAGGTCAACGACGACCGCGAAGACGGCGCCGCGCAAGTGGTGGTCCAACGCTGGACCGTGGTCCTGGCCACCCGCAACCTGGCCGACCTCCACGGCGGGTCCGACCACCGCAACCAGGCCGGCCCCTGGATGGCCACGATAGCCCAGGGCCTGATCGGCTGGCGCCCCGCCAATGGCTTCGGCCAGCTGCGCAAGACATCCACCGCGGTGCAGCCGTATTACCAAAAGGGCTACGCCTATTTCCCGCAGACGTTCGCGCTGCCCTTCATGCTCGTCTCAGACACCTAAGCCCAGGAGGCCGATATGTACCCATCCACCAAAAACACCGTACTCGGCTCCGGGTACCTGTATTTCGACAAGCTCGACGCCAACGGCAACTACACCGGCGAGCGCTACATTGCCGAAACGGGCAATTTCTCGTCCACGGTCAACGCGGAATCGCTGGAGGCCTGGTCGCAGGACGGCGCCATCGCCGAAAAAAAACTCGACCAGCCCACCCGCGTCACCCGCGACTGCGCGTTCAACGCCGAGAGCATCGATGACGCCCTGCTCGAGCTGTTCTTCATCGCCACGAAGTCGACCCAGTCGACGTCCGCCGGCAGCAAAACGGCGCAGCCGATCAACGCCGGCAACGGCGTTAAGCAGGGGCGCTGGTATCAGCTGGGGGTGAGCGCCGAGCAACCGGCCGGCGTGCGCGGCATCGAAAACGTGGCGATCAAGGACGCGGTCCCGACGACGTACACCATCGACACCGACTACAAACTCGACGCCACCGGCGGCCGCATCTATATCGTGATCGGCGGCAACATTGCCGACGACACCGTGATCACCGCCGACTACGACGAGACCACCACCACCTGGGACGAGTGGGTGACCAACGACAACGGCGCCGCCCAGGGGGCGCTGCGCTTCGTGGCCGACAACACCGCCGGCACCAACCGGGATTACTACTACCCGAAAGTGACGCTCAAGCCGGACGGGGAATACGCGCTCAAGTCCCGCGAGGATATCCAGCAGGTCGGGTTCGCGGTTTCGGTGCTCAACCCGGGCGACGGCCGCGCCGCGCTGTACATCAACGGCCGGCCCGCGTAACCCCGCCGCAAGGCCCGCTTAAATGGCACTCAAAGACCTCGCCGTCTCCGTCGCGCTGAAACTGCGCGACGAGCTTTCCAAGGGCCTGGACAAGGCCGGCGAAAAGGTGCGCGACTTCGGCCGCGCCACCGACCAGGCCGGCCGTTCCGCCGGGCCTTTGGGGCGGGCTTATGATGGGCTGAAAACCCGGGTCAAGGGCCTCGGCGAATCGTTCACCGCCGCGCGTGTGGCGGCGGTCGGCTTTGTGTCGTATCTCACCGGCCGCATGGTGGGCGCGCTTACCGGCCTGACCGACCAGTGGGGCCAGCTGTCCGCGCAGATCAAGCTGGTGACCGAGACCGAGGCCGAGGCGGTCACCGTCCGCCAGCAGCTGCTGGAACTGTCCAACCGCACCCGCACCGATCTGCAAGCCAACGTCCAGCTATATGCCAGCCTGGCGCGCTCGACCGAACAGCTGGGGCTGAGCCAGGGCGACCTGCTCGGCATCACCGAGACCATCAGCCAGGCGATGAAGGTTTCCGGCGCGTCTGCCGCCGAGGCGGCCGGCTCGCTCCGTCAGCTGGCCCAGGCGCTGGCAAGCGGCACCCTGCGCGGGGACGAGTTCAATTCGATGAACGAACAGGCCCCGCGCCTGATGCAGGCGCTTGCCGATCAGCTGGGCATCACCCGCGGCGAGCTGCGCGCCATGGCCGAGGCGGGCGAGCTGACATCCGAGCGCCTGGTGGCCGCATTCCAGGGGCAGGGCGACCGGATCGCCGCCGAGTTCGCGGTGCTGCCAAAGACGTTCGCGGGGGTGTTCCAAAAGATCCGCAACGACATCCTGGGGTTTGTCGGCAGCACCGACGAGGCGACCGGGGCATCCGCGCGCGCGGTCGAAATGATCGGCAGCGGCTGGGAGTCGATCAAGACCTCGATCACCGAAAACGCCGACGGCATCATCGCCGCGCTGCGCGGCATCGGTGCGGCGCTCGACGTGCTACTGGTGCGCCCAGTCAAGGTCGGCTTTAACCTGGTCACCATCGCCGCGCGCACCACGACCGCCGCCCTGTTTTCGCTGATCTGGGCATTCCAGAAACTGCTGGCGACGTTCACCTTCGGTGAGACCTCCCGCCAGTTCAAACGCGACGCCCAAGCGATGGCCGAAACCATCAACCAACTCGGCCGCGACGTCGCCACGGATTTCGCCGACATCGGCGACGCCATCTCCCCGGCCGAGGACGCGGTCAAGAAAACCGGCGACGCCGCCGGGCAGGCCGCCGAGCAGGTCAAGGCGTTGGCGGATCAGGCCGGCGAAGGCGTCAACGTCAAGGCCGGTGTGACGGTTGACGAGGCCGCGGTGCGCGCCGAACTGTCCCGCCTGCAACAAATCGCCGACGCCAACCCCGTCACCGTGCGCGTGCAAACCATCACCACCGGCACCGGCGCCGACGACATCCAGCGCGAAGTGCTCAAGCGGGGTGACCTGTGACGATCCACCGCTTCGAACTGGCCGGTATCCCGATCCCGATCGAAGCCGGGTCCGCGTTCGCCCAGCACGCCTACCGGCAGGCCACGCGCCAGACGGATTTGCTGATGGCCGACAACACCATCCGCCGCCAGATTTACGCCGGCAGCCAGAACAAGCTGCTGGTGGAACTGTCCGCCACCGACATGCCAGCCCCCGCCGGGCTGGCCAGCCTGGACCCGGCGCAATCCTACACCCTGCGCTGCGGGGCCCCGCGCACCCTGGCCGGCCTGACCCACGTCATCGCCCTGCCGACCGCCCGCCGCACCGATGCGGGCTACGAGCCGCGCGGCTGGGCCGTGGTCAACGGCCGCCGGGTGCTGACCCCGTGCAACGTGGCCGCCGATACCGCCACGCTCGACGCGGTCACCGGCGCCAGCGGCTACGGCGTGGACTACTACCCGGAAATCGCCGGCCTGGTCGATTTCGAGGACACCGCCAACGGCGGCCAGGCGCGCTACGCCTGGCGTCTGACCGTGCGCGAGGCGTAACCCGTGGCGCTGGCGCAGCCGACCCTCGCCATTCAGCAGGTCATCACCCTGGCCACGGCCGCGCCGACGTTGGCGATTGTTCAGCGCATCACCGGCACCGCCGCGCCCACGCTGGCAATTCAGCAGACGATTACCCAGGCCACCGCCGCGCCGACGCTCGGCATCCGACAGACCATCTATGCTAGCGCCGCCCCCACGCTGGAAATCCGCCAAAGCATCCGCGCCACCGTCACAGTCGACCAATGGCGCGCCGGGGTGATCATCGGCGGGGTGGATCACTCCGCCCGGGTGGTGCGCGCCCTGCGCCCCGCGCACGAGGAAGACGCCAGCGGCCTGTGTACCGTGGAGCTACTGGTCACCGCCGCGACCTTCGACCCCGACACCTGGGTCGGCCAGTCGATCAGCGTGGACTACATCGCCACCGATTCCGCCGGCACCGAGCGCTGGCGCCTGCGCCGCTTTACCGGCATCGTGGCGCTGGCGGGCTACGACCCCAACACCCAGCTGGCCACGTTGACCTGCTCGACCGACAACCAGCGCCGGATCTACAACCTAACCCTCGATCAGATCGCCGCACTGGTCGGTGGCCTGTGGTCCGACTGGGTGTATAAAACCGACGCCACAAAATGGCAGTATTGCAACGATCGGCTGTGCACCCAGCAGGCCAGCCTGAATGCCGACGTGCACGGCCAGTTGAGCGTGCGCAGCTGGGAACCAGCCGCCTCGCCGGCGCACACCGTGACCGACGCGACCCACCTGGCCGATTCGCTCGAGGTGCAACGCGCCGAGCGCGCCGGCCTGGTCAA